ACCCCTGAAGGCAGCACCGCCGCGCAGCCGGTCGCTGCTCTCGGCGATGTGTTCCTTGCAATAGACCTGCCCCTGTTCGCAGAACCCGGCACAGCCTGGATAGCGGCAGGGGCGTCTCGGTTTCATGGGCATGATGCTCACCTCGTCAATAGTGCCTGTGCATTCCGCAGGAATTGTATTCGTGACAGATGCCGCCACAGTAGATGCAATGGGGTACCAGGTGCCGCTTCATCTCGGGAGTCGCCCTTACCACGACTTCCCTCATGCCCTGCATGATGGTGCGCGTGATTTCGGCGGCGGTCATGCACAGTCGCTTGTTCGCCATGATCATGAGCGCTTCCGCATTGCAGTCCAGGATCATGCTGACCGGCGTGCAGCGGGCTGCAAGGTCGCCGTCCACGGCCTTGGTCAGGTCGTCCACGGCCTGCTTGATATACTCAGGCGGCGTCCTGTCTGTCCGAAGCGTGGATACATAGGGCTGCGCGTGAACGTGACGCGCAAAGTGGGTCGCCGTGTTGCTGGGGATGTCCTCGATCTCGAAGCTGTACATGGCCCGGCGGATGGGTGAATGCCTGCAATCCAGCATGTGCTCTATCCACTCTGAATCAGGACTGTTCCTGGGGCGTTTCCCGGCGGTGATCAGGGCACGGCGCTTGACGGCCATCCAGTCGTCCGGGCCGGGATATTCAATGAGCGTGATCCTTGTCAGCCCATGGCGGTGCCTGACAAGGGTGCGAAACCTTCCACTATAATCGATCATAAGCCCTCATAAAATAAGCAGCCCCCGGTCATCATAGACGGAGCTGCTGTTCTGGTTCTTCATTGCCCGGTCGAGCGCCATGACCAGCGCCACCGCGCCGTCCACCTTCTCGGTGCTCTTCTCCTTGTCAATCTTCAGGTTACCCGCCGGATCGGTGCGCACGAAGGCGTTGTCCATGTTCCACCGGAGCACCGGGTGTCCGCCATGGTTGAGTTTGCGCTCCAGCACGATGCGCATCAGCTCCTTCGTGGGCGGGGACATATCCCGGAAGCCCTGTCCGAAGGGCACCATCGTGAAGCCGTCATCCTCCAGCGTCTGCACCATCATGGTGGCGTTCCACCGGTCGTAGGCGATCTCCCGGATGTTGAACTTCTCGCCCAGCTTCAGGATGAACTGCTCGATGAAGCCGTAGTGGACGACGTTGCCCTCCGTCGTCATGATGAAGCCCTGTTTCTCCCATTTGTCATACATGACATGATCGCGCCGGACGCGCAGCTGCAGCGTATCCTCCGGGAGCCAGAAGAACGGCAGCACGATGTACTGTTCGTCCTCATCCCTGGGCGGGAACACAAGCACCATCGCGGTCAGGTCGCTGGTGCTGGACAGGTCGAGCCCGGCGTAGCACTCCCGGCCTTCGAGCTGTTTCGCATCCACCACACCGGCGCAGGCGTCCCACTTGTCCATCGGCATCCAGCGAACAGACTGCTTGACCCACTGGTTCAGGCGCAGCTGGCGGAACATATTCTCGTCGGCGGGCGTCTCCTGGGCCTTGCGGAAGGCATCGCGCACCTTGTCGATAGCGATGGTCTTGTCGAGCGAAGGATTGGCGCGATACCAGTTGCGCTCATCCGTCCAGTCGGCATCGTCCGGCAGGCCGAACAGCACCGGATAGAACCGGGGATCGTCCTTCCTGCCCTCGATGATATCCAGCGCCTTCTGGTGGACTTCCCAGCAGATGCTGTTCCTGTCTGTTCCCGCCGTCGTCAGCAGAAACCACAACGGCTGCTTCCTGGCGTCGCCGGAGCCCTGGGTCATGACATCATACAAGGCGCGTGTCGGCTGGGTGTGCAGCTCGTCGAAGATGCAGGCGCTGACGTTCAGGCCGTGCTTGGTGGCCACCTCCGAGGACAACACCTGGTAGATGCTGCCAGTCGGCTGGTACACCATGCGCTTGGTGGATGGTATGATCTTGATGCGCCGCGACAGCGCTGGGGACTGCTTCACCATGTCCACGGCCACATCAAACACAATCGCGGCCTGCTGGCGGTCGCTGGCGCAGGAGTAGACCTCCGCCCGCCACTCGTCATCGTTGCACAGCATATTCAGCGCGATAGCCGCGCCGAGCTCGCTCTTTCCGTTCTTTTTTGGTATTTCGATATAAGCCGTGTTGTACTGGCGCATGGTGGGATCATCGTCACGCACCGTGCCGAACACGTCCCTCACGACCTTCTCCTGCCAGGGCAGCAGCTTGAAGGGCTGGCCGTGGAACTCGCCCTTTGTGTGGCGCAGGCATTGAATGAACTGCGTCACCCGGCGGGCCTTCGCCTCACTGAACATCCTGCCACCCGCCCTTCAGCACCGACTCCATCGGGTCGTCGTCGTTACCCTTTTCGCCGGTATTCGCATACAGCCGCGCCCGGCTGGACGGCGTCAGGCCGAACTCCGAGCAGAAGGACTGCATGATCTTCAGGTTCTGCATGGCGATGCTGACCTGCGGCACCTGCTGCACATAGCCGCTGGGCGTCTTGAAGATGGTGCCGTGCTTCGACAGGAATTCCTCCGCTTCACGCCACCGTGCGTATGCCTGGCAGTAACCGGCGAACGCTTCCAGGTCGTGTTCTGTCAGCACACCCATCGCAATCAGGGAAGGAGCCAGACGCTGCCATTCCTGCTGCGCCTCGGGCATCAGCCAGTCAGGGCATTCAACATTGACCTGCGGCGGCGTCGGTTCATCCGTGTTCAGCGGCCTGCGGCCCTTGCCCCGGTCGCCTTCCAGCACCTTCAGCGCAGTGGGCAGGGGCTTTCTCCCTCTGGTAGCCATCTGTCATCACCTCCAATCTTTTTTTGATAGCCCTTATTTCCATCTCGTGTTGAGAAACACCACAATGGAAATTCCCATTATGATCAGAATAACAAGCATCCATTTCCAGCAGTCCACCAGGAACATATCCACCTGGACGACTGCGCACATGATTTTCTGTTCAGTGCTCATTTTGATCCACCATCCCCGTCATGCGCCTGCTTCCTCTAACGGCACCTCCACTACATCAGCATATTGCAGTTTCTCGCCATCGCGGATCACATACACATCATCACTTTGCCCTTCATGGCTTTCGATGTAGCGCTTGCAGATGACATCGACGAACTTCTCATCGATCTCAATGCCCATGCAGACGCGCTCCATCTCATCACACGCGATGAGTGTGGAGCCGGAGCCCAGGAACGGGTCGAGTACGAGGCCATTGGTCATGGTGCTGTTTCGGATGGGGTATGCCATGAGGCCAACCGGCTTCATCGTCGGGTGCTCCTTGCTGGACTTGGGCCGATCATATTCCCATACCGTCGTCTGCTTCCGGTCGGAATACCATCTGTGCTTCCCGTCCTTTTTCCACCCGAACAGGCACGGCTCGTGCATCCACTGGTAGGGGCTCCTGCCGAGCACGAGGCTGTTCTTTTTCCAGATGCAGCAGCCGGAGAGGTAGAAGCCGGCTTCATCAAATGCCTTGCGGAAAATGAGACCCTTCGTGTCGGCGTGGAAGATGTAGATGCTGCCGTCATCGGCCAGGGCATTATACATGCAGCGCATCGCCTTCAGCGTGAATTCGAGGGCCTCCGCATCGGGCAGGTTGTCATTCTGGATCGTCCCGGCGGTTCCATGATAGGCCACAAAATACGGCAGGTCGCTCAGGATCATGTTGACCTTCGTACCCGACAGGAGCTGCTCATAGCTTTCAGGGAGGGTGGAATCGCCGCATAAAACGACATGCCTGCCAAGATGCCAAATGTCCCCCTTGCGGGAGAAGGCGGGCTGCTTCAGCTCCTCCTCGACATCAAAGTCATCCTCTGTGGTCTCCTTGTCATGCACCTTGGAGAACAGGTCATCCACCTCGGCGGCGTCGAAGCCGGTCGCACCCAGGTCATAGCCGGACAGCTGCAGATCCTGCAGAAGGTCGGCCAGGGCCGTGGGCTCCCAGTCGCCGGTGGCTTTGTTGAGCGCGATGTTCAGCGCCTTTTCATCCTGCGGGTTCTCGATGTGCACCACGACGCAGTCCACTTCCGTCGCACCCTCGTTTACCAGCACCTTGTAGCGCTGGTGGCCGCCGACGATGTTGCCGGTGACCTCGTTCCAGACGATAGGGTCAACGTAGCCGAAGTCATGCAGGCTGCGTTTGATCTTCTCGTAGGCCGGGTCGCCGGGCTTCAGGTCCTTCCTGGGGTTGTACTTCGCGGGCTTCAGCCGGTCAATCGGCATCCGCTGCATGTTCAGATTCGTATTCATGGCTCCTCCTTCGCCGTCCTTCGGGGGCGGCTTTTTTTGTGCCCAGGGGCTGCTGATACCCCCGGCCCGGAATTTGTCGGAATTTCACGCGAGAGGGGGGCGCGGTCTCCGGCGTGTGGCTGCAGCTTTGCGCCCGCCCCCTCCCTTATCGAAAACGACGCGCCGCCTTATCGCAAAAGACGCACTTTCGCAGAGCAAAGCGCGAAAGGGCCCGGCGGCGACTTTCGCAGAGCAAAGCGCGAAAGTGTGGCCCGGCGGTGCTTCGCCAGAGCAAAGCGGGAAAGTCCTCCAGCCCGGTGGGATTTTCGCAAAGCAAAGCGCAAAAGTCCTGCTCGCCGGAGGACTTTTCCAGAGCAAAGCGGGAAAGTGTGCCCGGCGGCGACTTTCGCAAAGCAAAGCGCAAAAGTCCTACGCGCCAGAGGACTTTTCCAGAGCAAAGCGGGAAAGTGTGCCTCCGGCGGACTTTCGCAGAGCAAAGTCAAAAAGTCCTGCTCGCCGGTGGACTTTTCCAGAGCAAAGCGGGAAAGTGTGGCCCGGCGGACTTTCGCAGAGCAAAGTCGGAAAGCACCGCCGGCGGCTTATCGAAAACTACGCTCGTTTTTATCTTGACTTCCGGGCCCGGCGGAGTGATGGATGTGCTGCACCGGGCAGGTGGGACAAGCCACCGCCGGAAGGAGGTACCCCATGACGAACTGGAGCAACTACACCAACGAAGACCTGTACGCTGGCCTGACCGAAGGCACACTCCCCGAGGAAGCACTGACCGTCCTGCGCGACCGACTGTACCCCATCATCCTGAACGAGGCCAAGCCCTACTTCCAGAAGCTCAGCTGGAACCGGGAGGACGCCTTGCAGGAGGCACTGATCCTCATCTGGACGACGGTCGCCAAGCGGAGCTTCAACCCGAACGTCGCCAGAGGCCAGTACCACCACTTCTTCTCCAAGGCTTGGAAGAACCGCATGATCAGCCTCTAC